CTTATCTCACCCCCATCTATTTTAATTCGTGATCCAGCATATCTTGCAAAGATAATCCAATCACCTTTCTTGCACCAGGGACCTTCTGGATATCTTTCTTTATCATAGCAGTGTGGGCCCATATCTAAAACTAAACCACAAGTTGATGCTACTTGTGATCGTTCTACTGTTTCGTCTGCTAATAATATTCCGCCTTTAGTTTTTTCTTTTTGTTTAAATGGTAAAACTAAAATTCTCCAACCTGTTGGAACAGGTAGTTTTGCTGAATCTGATTTTAAATCTTGTTCTTTTTGTTTGGTAGTTTTTACACCAACTAATTCTTTATTTGGTAACTCAATCTTTGGATTTTGAGTTGATGTTGATAACGGTTCCTTCATTGTCTTTTTGCTCCTTTTTGTTTAGCAGGCTGGATATTTCCTGACTTAAATATTGATACGTTCGTATCTGACCTAACATATACTGGTATTTTTCCATATTGTCAACACCACCAGATGCCATTGCAGACACTACATCATCATGTCTCATCTTAATTATTTTTCTTATTTTGTCTATAAAAGTTAATTCGTCCATTATTTCTTTTTCCTTTTCTTTGGTTTACTTATTTTACTACCATATTTTTTAGTCCATTTTTTTGCTATGGCAGGTTCGTTTTTATATAGATAACGTCTTTGTTTTTCTGATTTAAAGGGCATGTCCAGGCTCCCTAAAATCTTTAATTGCTTGTAGCTTTTCTTGAGCATCTGCAATTTTTTGAAACAATTTATCTATTTCATCTATATGTTGTGGATGTTCTCCAATACCTACAGAATTTTCTAAATATATTTTAATTGTAGCATCGGCTTCAGCTATTTGTGCATCGTACCTAGCTTCTAACGCATCTAAAATTGCTGCTTTCATTAACAGTTCCATTTTCTCAAAGATTTATTAATCCTTGAATTTGGATCCCTCGCAGTTTTAGCAGATGTTAATCTTTTTTTCATTCCACCCATTCTCGCACAAAAACTTTTTCTACGATTAGCGGCTTTAGATCCTTTCTTTAATTTAGATGGTTTAGTTGTAACGGCAGTTTTAAGTTTAGAACCAGGGTTTGCTCTTCTATAAGAAGCAACACCTTTCTTATTTAATCCACCTGATGGATTCTTTCCTGCTTTACGTTGCCACGCTGGACTAGCCATGATTATTTTTTAGCAGTTTTAGCCGATCTTTTTAAAGCTGCATCACTAACTGTGCCTTTACCTGGTTTGCTAGTGCCTCTTTTTTTAGCTCTATTCATATAATAGTAAAGACCTTTTTTAACTCTACGTCCGTCTTTAGTTGTATGATAAGCACTGCCACCTTTTTTGTAGCCCATTGCTTTTGCAACTTGTGGAGCTTTCTTTTTTAAAGCTCTCATTCCTGCTCCTTCTTTACCTGCTGGTATTTTTTTTCTCATTATTTATCTCCTTTCATGCATTTGCATTGTCGTTTAAAGATTCCGCCTTTTCTGTGTGAACATGTAGCACATTCTACTCCAAAAACTTTATCTCGGAATCTGTTAAACATGATTATCTATTTATTTTACCAGATTTTTTAGCTTTGCTTCCAAATCTTCCGTAAGACTCGTCTCTAGATGCTTTTAATTGCTTCTTAGTTCTTTTCTTACGAATTCTCATAGCGATGGATTCATCTTTTCTAGCTTTGTAGCCTTGTTTCTTCTTACCGACTTTTCCACCTTTTTTATACATAGCTCCGCCTGCCATTCCCATGTCTGATGGGTAGTAACCAGATCTCATGTCTCTTCTCATTACTCCACCTCCCATAGCTTTAGCTCTTCCTCCAGTAGCGTATCTTGTTCTTCCTGGTCTTACTCCGTTTTGTCTCATATTATTTTCCTCCTTTTTTCAGTGCTCTACCGAAACCTTTTTTAGCAACTCCACAACCTACACGGCCACCTTTTTTTAAAGATTCACCATAGTAATCTGTAATTCTATTTATACCTGGATTAGCAAGAATAGAATCTCTACCTCTCATTCCCATATTTCTTGTTAACATTGAAGGCATTGTGTCATCCATGTATGCTGCATCAGTTGTAAATGCTCTTTTGTTTGCACCACTAACACCTAAGTTTCTTCCTCTTCTACCTAATGCTGCTGCACCTAAACCAGCTGCCAGTAATGGTGCTGCTTTTTTTAAAAATCTTTTTAATTTACTTTTCTTCTTAGCCATTATTTTTTACCATTCCTAAAAATTTGTGTTCCCTTTATACCAAAAATACTACCAACTACAAGTATCCATAAAGACGAAAACCACGTCGGCAATGCTGCAAAATGTTCAAAGAACACTTTTACTTTGTCAAGGGCTACCGGATCGTCGCTGAAGACCCCCCATGCGAGCACAATTATGGGCGCCGAGAGGATCACCAAAACGAATTCGTCCTTGTAGTCGTTTTGACGGGCTTCTAACAGTTTGCCCTGGTATTCTTCTTCACCTCGAGCTTGTCGCTCTGCATGCAATAACTGTGCATCAGACATTGCAACTTTCGCTCTCTGCTTGTTAGCATAAATTTTACTTCCAGCAGAAACGGCTAATTTAATTGCCGACAACCACATACTAGTACCACTTAACAGTAGATTTTTTAGAAGCTAGCATTCTTTTTTGTCCACCAACTTTGTTTACAGTTGGTTGACCTAAAGGCATTTTAACTTCTGTTTCTTTTGCATAACCATCCGCAGTAACTGAAAAAGTATTTTTTGCATCTGCTTTTGGTGTATCAGACACAACTTCTCCAACGTATTTTGGATTGTGTTTTGTAAAGAATGTTTTTCCTTTTCCCATAGTTTTCTCCTTGTTTGTTTATATACTATCTTTTTGGACCTTTCAAGATCCTTACGTCTTGTTGTTTCATGATGTCATTAGCCATTTTAGCTTCTTGAGACATCATTTGTTTAGTCAACGATGTATCGGCTCTTAATTCAGCTAATTCCTGGTTTTGATCTAATTTTTCATCAAATTGTTGTTGACCCATCAATTGTTTAGATCTATCTAGATCAATCTTTTCTTGACCTTGTTCACGTTTAACTTCGTCATCCATAGCTCTTAAATCTAGTTCTCTTGCTTTTAATTTTGCAATTGGGTCGTTTCCAAACTCACCCATAATTTTACTCTCTTCATTTTTAAACTCTTGAGTCATTTCTGCAATTAATTTAGCTTTTCTAGACTCTAAACTCATTGACATTTGCATAATTTGTTGTTGATACTGTGGATCTTGTTGTAACATTGGATTTTGTTGTACCATTTGTTGCATTTGCATCAATTGTGCAATTTCTTCTCTAAATTCTACCTCTAATTGCTCTTGTGCCATCAAAGAAATGTGTTCAAAAATGTTTTTTTCTAATGCAGCCATAACTGGAGGTGCATTTCGAGCAATATTAGACGCCATAAAGTTTAAATGGGTCGTAATATGCGCTTGATGGTCCTGTCCTTTAAAAGCTTGGAAAGGTTTTCCACTCATTGCAAGAATATTTTCAGTTGCCGGGTCCATTGGAGTCGGTTGTTGAGGTGGTGGCAAGATTTTATCAATATTTTTTACTCCAATTGCATTATACATAGCTCTATACGCTTCATAAAGGTTGTGCATTTTAGGATTTGACATTGCAAGTTGCAATTCTGTCTGTGCCATTGAAATTCTTTGCGATTGAGAAAAAATATTTGGGTCTGCTACAGGTAAAATGTCAACTTTGTCATCAAAATCTGCAACTTTAATTTGTTTTTGTCCTCCAACAACATCGTAAGGATACTCTGGTGGTAGGTATTGTTTAAAAACTCCAGATAATAATTTAAATTCTTGCTTCATCGCCACATACAATCTTTTATGTATGGCTGACATGACTCTCGAACCACGTTCTAAAAGAGCTATAGTCGTACCAACAGCTGCTTGTTGGTTGCCGTCACCGACCTGCATGTCAGCTATGGCGGCAAATC